GATTATTGATAGACCCTTATAACTCTCTAATAAAAGATAAGAACGTATTAAAAGGATTGAGTGGACACGAGTATGATTACCAAGCAACAAGCGAGATGAGAATATTCTGTAAGACTAATAACATAACTATATGGCTTAACACTCACGCAGCTACTGAGGCTTTAAGAAAAAAGCACGGACAGAACCACGAGTACGCAGAACATCCTATCCCACCAATGGCTAGTGATGTAGAAGGAGGGGGTAAGTTTGTGAATAGAGCTGATGATTTTATAGTAATACACAGATATATACAACACCCTAGAGATTGGATGTATTCACTCATTCACGTTAGGAAAGTAAAAGACATTGATACAGGAGGTAGACCAACAAGTTTAGACGAACCAATAAGACTAAAGAGTATTATGAATAATGTAGGATTTGAGATAAACCACAGAAATATAATAGAACCACATAACCCTAAACAAGAGGAAGTACCTTTTTAATTATGACAATAGATTTTGGAAACACAGGAGTTAATTTACAGATTATACCTATCTATGGACTATCAGCAGGCATTTTATATTATAACCCTAATTTAGAGCCTGACATAGAGGAAGTTCACGAGGATGATTTTTACCATCAGATTACCGTTATGTGCTTACTATTTGGCTTGCATATAACTGTATGGAAGTACTAGAGATAATTTTCAAAAAGCATCAAGACTGGTGCGACATAGTAGAATCCTTTGGAGTTAATCCTGATACCGCTGAGGATATAGTGATGGAGATGTACATTAAGATAGATAGACTTGTTAAGTCAGGTACTGATATTATGTACAACGAGCAAGAGGTAAATTATTACTATGTTTATAGAACCTTGCAAACACTATTCTTAGACCTTAAAAGAAAAGAAAAGAAAGTAGACATAGTAGGAATTGAAGAAATCAGTAAGGAGCTAGAGCAAGACTTGCATATAGACTATCAAATACTATACGACAAGCTCAACAAAGAAATGGAATCTTTATACTGGTATGATAGGAAAGTATTTGAACTGATAGACTCAGGAGAGAGTTTCCAATCTCTAAGCGACAAAACAAACATAAGTTATTACTCACTTTATAACACTTATAGAAAAGTAAAGAAACATCTTAAAGACTTATTCAAATGAACAGAATCACAGAACTCATAAAAAATCAGATACACCCAATTACAGGATGGGAGTATAGAAAAGAAAGAGACAAAGCAATAATGCTAAAACAACAACGCAGACGTGAAAAAAGAAAAAAATGAGACTAGGAGATTTAATAGAAAAGATTACCACCTACACAGGAATCAAGTGGCTTACTAAAAAGATACTAGGAGAGAACTGTGGATGTGAGGAGAGAAAAGATAAACTTAACAAAATAAAAATCAGCAGGAATGGAAAATAAATTTACTAAACAAGACTACATAGACTGGACAAACTTTAGGAACAACAAAAAGAACACACTAGCTCCTGAGGAGTTTGAAATGCTATGTCAATTCCACGCAGTATATTTCAATCATAAGTACTACAAACCTTGTACTTGTAATCCTAAAGAGATTAATAGGTGGATTACACAACTGAACGAGATATACGAGAATGGACATAAATAAAGTACATAATTTAGAAAAGGCAGTAATACAGATTTTAAACCTAGATGGTTGGGACTTAGATTGGTGCGGTGGTGGCTTTGAACACTATGACGCAGTAGGAGAAACCCCTAAGGGACATCCTTGTGTAATAGAAATGAAGTTCAGAAAAAAGTACTATGAGACCAAGATGCTAGAGAAGCTCAAATATGACAAGCTAATGGATATGCCTGAGGATATGGTCAAGATATACTTTGTTAATGACCCTAAGGCTAACTATTTATTTTGGCTTAATGAGTTAAAGCTAGATGATACCAAAGAACTTTACTGTCCTGATACTACATTATGGACTAAGAGTAGAAGTAACAAAAAAGTTTACTTACTAAGAGAAGAACAGGCAACAATAATAAATCTAAACGAATGACAGAATTAAATTACTTAAAGGCAATACTCTTATCTCAGTTATTAATTGAGACTATGGACTCACTAAAGGGTAGCAGATTTTATAAGGAGTCAGTAAAATACAATGTAAACAGAAGTATCAAAGAGTTAGAGCAGGTATTCAATACCAACTACAATAACATCTATAACAACAACCCTGAGATGACTACCAATGTTCTAAACAAGCTAGAGGACTTAGTGGATAAAATATCTAGTGCTAGTGTAGACGAGCTAGTTATGATAGATGCAGTTATTGATAAGTACCAAGAGAATAAGGAATGGTTTAAGAAACACGGAGAAGCAGAGTTTTTAAAGATTGAGTAATGACTTATATTCTATCCACACTAGTATCTATAATGACTATCTTAAAAACTGTAGAGACAAATAACAATCCTGACTCTATAGGAGATGGTGGTAGGTCTTATGGTATCCTGCAGATACAGAGAAGCGTTTTAAAAGATGTTAATAGGGTTTATGGCACTAACTACTACCACGAGCAGATGTTCTCTGAGAAAGCCTCTGAGGAGGTATTTAAACTATATATGTGTTATGGTAAGGAAGTTTTCCTTAAGAAGCATTGTAGATTCCCTACAGAGGAGGAGCTAGTAAGAATGTGGAATGGTGGAATATATAAAGGCTATAAATACCGAGATACTAAAAAATATTATAACAAATACTTAAAGATTAAAAATGAGAGGAACACAGATGCACTATGAAGCGACAGGAGATTATGACATTATAGATGTGTGTAATCATTACGCTTTAAATTTCAACAAGGGTAATGTCATTAAGTATATTGCTAGGGCAGGAAAGAAAGATGACGAGTTGCAAGACCTATACAAAGCTAAAGATTACATAGAAAGAGAGATAGCTTATGTCAGGGAGAAAATAAACCAAGAGGCTAACAACATAAAAGAGGGTGTAGTAAGTCCTTATAGCTATAATTATAAAGAAAGATAGTTGTGTAATTAAAATTATTTAATATCTTTGTTAAAAATAGACAGATGTACAAAGTAGACAGAAACTTATTAGAGCTGCAGAACAATGCAGATATGAAGATGCTTCTAGAACTTGTTATGAAGTGGACTAAGAAGTCTGAAAGTAAAGAGCTAAAGGCTTTTGAGGATGCTTTATTCAGACAATTAAGATACATTCAAGCACTAGAGGATGAGAGATTCTCTTTTGATAGGATTATCTCTGAGTCAATAGCTGACAAGATTAGAGCAGTAGAGAGAGCTAGGAAAGCTGATGAGAGAATAGAGGAACTAGAGAAACAGATTAAGATACTAGAAACCAAAAAAAGTTTAGGATTATAACACCAAAGAAAAATGAAAACACCAATGCAAGAAATGATTGAGTTTATGAAAGAAAAACTCAAAGAAGATACTTTGCACTATAATACACACCCTTCTAACGGTGGCTTGATAGCTATTAGAATGTCTCAATTTTATTTAGAAATAGCAGAATCAATGCTTGAGAAAGAAAAAGAAGTTATGTGTGAGTTTCAATCAATAGGTCAAAACAGAGATTTTTGGGTAAACTATTACGATAACGAACAGTGTTTTGACCAAACCTTTAACACCAAAAAGAAATGAAAAAAGAACCTTACAGAATAACAATAGAACAGTATGAGTATAAGTACTCGGTGGAAGTAGACCATTCAGATATAGACTTTACAGAATATATAGACCTGTTAAGAAAAATAACCTTAGCAGCATCTTGGGGTATAGAAGCAGTAGAAGAATTTTTTGACGAGTAAACCAATATGTTTACATATATGTATAAAAGTAAACCAATATGTTTACATATAAATCAAACAATATGAAAGAGGACTTACTAATAGAACTAGGATTCGTTAAGAACGACTATGATTTCTACTACAACTACACCAAAGGAGATATACTATCTTGTGATAGTGATAAGACAAGGAATGGTAAATGGTATGTGATGTTTAACTTTCCTAACTCACAAGGTGTAGTATCAAACCCTGAAATACTAAAACAATTAATAATTAAGATAGATGAGCAAGATTAGACTATTAGACGGAAAAGAATGGGACAAACAAGAACTACTGGACAATATGATGTCAGATGAGTTCTATTATGGGTATTTAAGTAGAGCAGCTTTAAGTAGTTCAAGTGCTAAGATGCTAATAGGAAGTCCAAAGACATACACTTATGTTACTAAGTATGGTTCTCCTGAATCACAAGCACTAAGAGACGGATGGTTATTCCACACCGCTATACTAGAGCCTGAGGTATTTGACTCTCAAATATTTGTAGATGTAGAATCTAAGAACTCTAAGGCTTATAAGTTAGCCAAAGAGAAACACAGCAAGGTATTTACTAAAAAAGAAAAGAGAGATGCTGAGAGATTAGCTGATGCCTTTTATAAGAATGAGACTGCTAAGTCCTATATCACTAACTGTGAGTTTGAAGTCCCTGCAATAGGAGAGGTAATGGGATTCCCTTTTAGGGGTAAAGCTGACATACTAGGTAAGGATAGGATTGTAGATTTAAAAACTACTACCGACATACGAGCATTTAAGTATAGTGCTCAAAAGTATTCTTATGATATGCAATGCTACCTATACTGTCAGTTATTTGATAAGACCTATGACCAGTTCACATTTATAGCATTAGACAAAGCAAGTCTAGACATAGGTATATACCATTGCTCAGAGGAGTTTTATTTAAGTGGAGAACAGAAAGTAAGAAACGCCATAGAAACCTATAAGACATTCTTTATAGATGGTGTAGATATAGATGGATATTATTTAGAGGGAATACTATGAAAATACTAAATTTATATGCTTGCTTGGGAGGTAACAGATACAAGTGGGATGAGGTTACAGATATAGAGGTTACTGCAGTTGAATGGGATGAGGAGTTAGCAAGACTCTACCAAGAAAGATTCCCTAATGACAAAGTAATAGTAGCAGATGCTCATCAATACCTATTAGACCATTACAAAGAGTTTGATTTTATATGGACATCTCCACCTTGCCCCACCCATAGTAAGGTTAGGTTTTCACAACACACTAAAGAAAGTCATATACCTAAGTACCCTGATATGCAATTATACCAAGAAATAATATTTTTAGATAATTATTTTAAAGGTCAGTATTGTGTTGAGAATGTAACACCATATTACGAACCATTAATTCCATCAAAAAAAAGAGGTAGGCATTTATATTGGACTAATTTTAATTTACCAAATTCCTTGGGAGAAAGAAAACTTAGTGGGATGTTATGCAGAATGGAAGATGAGGTAAAATCTTTAAGTAAATTTCACGATTTTGATTTTAACTTGTATAAAGGAAAACAAAGAAAAGATAAAATAGCAAGAAACCTAGTTGATTATGAAGTTGGAAAAACTATATTAGAAACTGCATTAGGAATTATAAGAAAGCAAGACATTAATCAAACAGAATTATTTTAAATCAAGAGGAGATATGAAGAAAATACAAGACGCTATAGAAGTAGCAAAAGAACTAGAAGAGCTATCAGGACTAGACCCTTTTAGACACACAAGGAAAAGAGAGTACATAGATGTAAGAGCAACTCTAACATTTTTGTTATACAATAATCTAAACTTTACCCTAGCAGAGTTATCAAGATTCTATAAATCAAACGGCAAACCATATGACCACGCAACTGCCTTACACGCTCTAAAGAACTTTGAGACCTATAGGAGATACAATGACGATATAGATAAGTGGCTAGATGCTTTCCAAGATACTAACCCACACACTAAGATGCAGAAGTCTATGATAAAACAAAACCTAAACTATCTAAGTCCTAATAACATCAAGAGGCTAAATAAAATAGTAACAATGATGTATGAGAAAGACAAACAGTTAGTATGAGTCTAATAAGAAATAGCAATCAGGTAAAGCAAGCCATAGACTTTTCAGGAGTAGAGAATGGAAAGATACACCCATCTGACATAGATGCAGTACTAGAGTTTGATAATGAAGCTCTCATATTAATAGAGGTCAAGAGGCTAAATAACAAAATACCTACAGGACAAAGACTATTACTAGAGAGAATAAGTGATAGTTGGAGAACTGATAAATCAATAGTATTGTTTGTTACCCACGACTTTAAAGATGATACTAGAGATATACCTTTATCTGATTGCTCTCTTAACTCTTATTACTATAATGGTAGTTGGCAACCTGCAAAGAAAGTAACCAGTCTTAAAACTGCTCTGAATGAATTAGGAGACCTTTGGGATATTAACAAATTAAGATTAAAATAAAAAGCGTTATATAAATAGAACTTTACAAACTTTACAAAAATGAAAGATAAAGAAGCGTTTATAAAATCATACAAAGAACACAAGACAATCTCTGCTGCTTGTGAAGCTGCTAACATATCTAGGAGAACTTATTATGATTGGAAAGAGCAAGATGAGGAATTTGCACAATCTATAATAGAAGTAGATGAGGCTAGGATAGATTATGTAGAGGGTAAGCTATTTGAGAACATAGAGGGAAACAAGACAAATGAAATCTTGTTCTATTTAAAAACCAAAGGTAAGAACAGAGGCTATGTAGAAAGACAAGAGCATCAGATAGATGGAGGCTTTCCAACTAAAATAGAAATTGAAATCATAGACCCTAATGAGGATTCAAACCAATAAGGTATATAGAAGTTTAGTAAACAACAATCATAAGATTATAGCCCATCAGGGTGGGACTAGGTCAGGTAAGACTTATAACATCCTTTTGTGGATTATATTTGACTACTGTGCAAGACACGAGGGAAAGACTATAACAATATGTAGAAAGACCTTTCCATCTCTTAGAGCTACAGTAATGAGAGATTTCTTAGACATCCTTAAAAAGCATAACATCTACTCAGAAGCTGACCACAATAAGTCTAACTCTGAATACAACCTAAAGAACAACCTAATAGAGTTTATTAGCTTAGACATACCTCAGAAGGTAAGAGGGCGTAAAAGACAATTACTGTACATCAATGAGGCTAATGAGATAAACAAAGAGGACTGGCAGCAGCTTATCTTTAGAACAGAAGAACAAGTCTTACTAGATTACAACCCATCAGACGAGTATCACTTTATTTATGATGAGGTGCTAACTAGAAAGGACTGTGATTTCTATATCACTACTTACAAAGACAATCCATTCTTAGACCCTAACATCAGAACAGAGATTGAGAGGCTAAAAGAAACAGATGAGACTTACTGGCAAATATATGGACTAGGACAAAAGGGAGTATCTAAAGCAACTATATTTAATTTCTCAGAGGGTAAGATACCTGACTCAGCTCAGTTCTTATCTTATGGAATGGACTTTGGATATACTAATGACCCAACAACTCTAGTAGAGGTCTATAGAGACCAAGACACGCTATATGCTAAAGAATTACTCTACAGAACCCATATGACTACCCAAGATATAAATAAGTTCCTTAGAGAGGCTAATATCAATGGAGTGATATATTGTGATAGTGCAGAGCCTAGATTAATAGATGAGCTTAGGAGAATGGGCAACCAAGTAAGAGCAACTGTAAAAGGTAGGGATTCTATCCAAGCAGGAATAGATGTACTAAGGAGATACAAGCTATGTATTAGTGGAGACCATTTTATTCAGGAGATGAGGAACTATAAGTGGACTGAGGATAAAACTGGAAAGCTAACCAACATACCAATAGATAAAAACAATCACTTAATAGATGCTTTCAGGTATGCAACTTACAATGTACTAAGCAAGCCTAACTATGGTAAATATGCTATTAGATAAAAATAAATAAAAAAAGTTATTAAATAACTTGCATAAGTCATATAAGGATTATATATTTGGGTATTATTAATTTAAACAGACAGACAATGAGTGAACTAGAAATTACAATAGATGGAGTTACCTTAGAGGTAAAGTATGAGTTTGATGAGGGTAGCGATGGTAATTATTCCTTTGCACCAGTAGGAGACCAAATAGAGATACTACACACATCAGTAGACGGTCTTAAAACAGACATCACAGACTTACTATCAAAATATGTTATAAACGAAATAGAATCTAAAATATACCACTATGAAAAATTGGCTTAAAAAAGACCCTGAGAATATTATTTACCTTATAACATTTATATTGGTATTTGGATTAGGAACAGTATGCTTGCTATCATTAGCAGCAGTATTTGATTAAATAAGTAAGTTTAGTTAGCGAGAAAGAGGCACTTAGAAATAGGTGTCTTTTTTTGTACCTTTAACTAAAATGCCTTAAAAAATACGTTATATAGATATGAAAGTAGAGATTACAATACCTGACTCTTTATCAGAGGTTACTTTAGACCAGTATCAGAGGTATCTTAAAATACAAGACAATAACCAAGATGAGAAGTTTCTAGCTTCTAAGATGATAGAGATATTCTGTGGAGTAAAGCTATCAGATACTCTTAAAATGAAATACGCTGATGTAGATGGTATCTGCAATATCTTGGTGGATATGTTCAATGAGAAACCTCAGCTTGTAACTAAGTTCAAAATGAAAGGTGTAGAGTATGGCTTTATACCTAAGCTAGATGATATTAGTCTAGGAGAGTACATAGACTTAGATGCGTTCTTAGGAGACTGGGAAAATATGCACAGAGCTATGGCAGTTCTCTACAGACCTATAGATAGCAAATATGGAGACAAGTATTCTATAAAAGACTATGAAGCAGGAGATGGAGAGGTAATGAAAGATATGCCTTTAGAAGCTGTCATCAGTTCCATTATTTTTTTTTACCATTTAGGGATAGACTTATCTCAAGCTATGATGAACTATTTGGAGGAACAGGAGGAGACGAGTTTAGTGCAATATCTCAATTCGGAAGCAAGTGGGGTTGGTATCAATCAATTTACGCACTCGCTCAAGGGGATATTAGACGATTTGAAAATATCACTAAACTAAGTGTACATAAATGTTTTATGATGCTATCCTTTGAGAAAGAGAAAGCTGAGATAGAAGCAAACAGACTAAAAAGCAAAATGAAATGAACACATCAATAAGAGGATTCTACTTACTAACTGACACCATAAAAGACACACTACTAGATGATGTCAATGTCAATACTGTAACCACAGGAGACTTAACAGAGGTAGACCTAAGTAAGCAGACTATCTTTCCCTTGTCTCATATGATTGTTAATAGTGTAACCTCATCAGAGAACACGCTAACATTTAACATCAGCATCTTATCAATGGATATAGTAGACCAGTCCAAAGAGATAGAGACAGATATATTTGTAGGTAATGACAATGAGCAAGATGTTCTAAACACTCAGCTCTCTGTAGTCAATAAGCTAATACAGAAACTAAGAATCGGACAATTATATAGAGAGAAGTACCAAGTACTAGGAGATG